CTGCAGAGCAGCAGAGACAGACCCAGAAAACGTTTACTAATCGTTACTGGGCATATCCAAGCAGCGGACTGGGCTTTAAACCCCAGTCCAGCGAACTTAAGCACCCGTGGGAGAGTCACTGAATCGATGACCTTCATCGCTGAAGACACCAACTCAGGGATAAACTTGATCCCAGAGAAGCCAACCGCGATATGCTTAAGAGTAGTCGGACTTACGTCCTTCCCTCGAAAGATAAAGCGCTTAGCGAACTCGAAGGACCCGTTATCCGATGAGAGAGACTTCGCGAACGAAATCTCAACACCTAACGCCTTCATAATGCCTAAGTAAGCCTCTGCAATGTTACGGTGACAGATGACAACATCGTCACCGAGCAAGGCGTAGTGCTGAAACCATGTACGTATGCCGCATTTCCATGCAGCAAATTGTACGATGGCATGATGGGTCAGTGCTAACATGGCCCACGAGCTATAGGCTCCCATAGGTTGCCCAACGGCGTACTTCACCCCCTCCTTCGGACTGTTGGTTTTCACACCATCAACCTTACGAGGGCATGAGTAGAGGCGTTCGGTTAGTAGCCGAACCCACAATCGCGCGAGAGGCTTACCTATGAGGTACGATAGCACGAGTTCCTGAATGACTATAGGCAGCCTATCCGTCGCGGCAGACAGATCGAAGCTGTAGACCCGGGTGATACCCTTCTTCTTCATGTATTCCTGTAGTTTACCTATAGGAGCATGTTGATCGAAGGTACCATCTTGGGGAATACGCTTCAAGATCTTGTTAAAGATCTCTGAATGCACAGGATGAAATAGGATCTGAGTATAGTAATCCAGTAGGGCCACTACACGCCACTTCCCGGGTTCCTCCAAGAAGGCTAATCTCCCAAGAAATCCTATCTTCTGGCCCTTTCGCGGTTTAATCAGAGGATGGTTCGCACCAGTTATGGTGTCGACCAACTCCGATATCCAACGAGAGTTCCATAGGATGAACTTCGAGTCGAGAACAGCCCTCATAGGAACAGACCACAACAACCACCGGTCATTGTCGGTCAAACGTGTCCATTCCTGCAGTAGTGCGAATAACTCAGGTCGGGTGACCCAAGCTAATGCATCTACAAACAAGTTCCCCACCGAGCACGAGGGACCTCCAGTGATGGTAGAATATACGCTGTTCGGACCACCCCTTAACAGCAGCAACCACTTCGCCTTCCACATGGGAGCCCTCACGGAGAGAACTTTAGGTAACCCACGCGAAAACGAAGTCAGCGCCCGGTACCCAGTAACTGAATCAATCAATGACCAGAACACCTCCAAAAAGGAGTCCCAGTCAGAGAGAAACTCAGCACTGAGCACAGGGCCAGGCGTAATAATCGTGGAAATAGTCGGTGTACCCTTGAAGCTCAACACTCGATATATACTAAAGAGTGAAAGCCAAAAGCGCACTACCAAACCATGACCTTGACTGATACGTCGTCGGTGCTGTATGGGGATGATGCGAGGAAGTCCGGTCCGCGTAATGCTTACGCAGTGACCAGCCTTGATAGTTGCTACGAG